TGAATTGCCTTCAGGTCTTGGGCGAGTTCGATGCTGTACTCAGCTTTCAGTGCGCGTGACTTAGCGGTAACAGCAATCTTCTCGATGCTGAATGCCATTTCTGGGAATACGCTGGTAGCAGCCTCACCCAGAGCTTCAGCAGTGCTGGTGTCCATGGCGCCAGCAGATGTGTATGTACCACCATCATTCAGAACAGCAGGGTTAGTGCCAGTCTGAGCAGAACCACCAGTGCTGGTGCTGCTGTTATAGGGAGTACCAGACCATGCTTGGTTAACTTCGTTGTAGAAGGTCTCGTCTCCAGTTTGACCCTCATACTTCGAGCGCATGGCAAAGATCAGTCCAGTAGGACCGTTCATAGGCTGAACGCCACAGATGTCATAGGCGATCAGGTTAGGCATCGAACGACGGATCAGCGAGATCAGTACGGGATCGAAACCAGCAATATTACCAGCACCTGTTGTAGGTGTGTTGATAGGACCAGCATTTGTAGGTGCTTCGGTCAGCATTCTCTCCTCACGGAGGAATTTTTCTTGGTTCTCCAGCAGTTGAGAAGTTACGGCTCTCTTGTAATTGTCCTTGATCTCGGGGAGATCACCGTGAGACAGAACAGGTGCCCACTTCTCCTGGAGTTGTTCGGTATTGAACATGTTTTGACTCCTAAAAGAAAAATGTTAGTTGTGAACTATAGTATATTTATGATTTTTAAAAATCACTTGTTATAACGAGCGATTGCGTTGACATAAGCAGCCATATGAGCAGGAACTTCCTTCTCGATGACAGGCTCAGACTCTTCTACGCTCTCGTTGATTTGAGCCTTGGGGAAATAATTTTCCTTAATGGTCTCAATTTTTTCGCGGTATGATGCTTCATCAGTAAACTCTACGCCCTCAGCGAGTGAGGAGAGTTTTTCCTTCTGAGTATCTGCGAGACCTTGTGATACTTCGACAACGATTGACTCTTTGACGAATTCTCCAAGAGCAGAATTTAATTCAATGTTTCTTTCAATTTGTTCGTTGAGTTTTGTTTCCATCTCATCAAGTTTGTTGCTCATCCCCTCAACCATATCGTACTTCTCCTCAGGGATGTCCATGTAGTGTTCAGTGAACACACCCTTCAGAGCAGACATAAATGACTCGGCAATCTCAGTACGAATTCCTTCGTTGACTGCGAGTTTGTTATCATTAATCCATTGCTCTACAACATAGTTCAGGAATGAATCAACCTTAGCGGTCATTTCTTCCTTCATCACTTCAATTTGCTCATTTAACTGAGCAGCATAACCTTCTTCTAAACGCTTAGTTTCTTCCTCAATTTTGGATGAAACAGCAGCAGTAAAGATTGTTGTTGCTTTTTCCTTAAACTCTTCGGAAAGTTCCTCGCCATTGACAAGGGCATTGATGTCGTCGGTAACATCAATTTCTTCTTTCTTCAGAGAAGGCATTGCTTCCCCGCCACCACGGCTGACACTCTTGCCAGCCATATCCTTACCACCTTCTAATTTAGGCATAGGATCTTGCTTGCCTTCACCCGAGTTAACAGCAGTTTTAGACTTCTTAACTGGAGCAGCAGCCTTAGCACCAGAGTTCTCAAATTTACCTGAGTACTCAGCAGATGTGCCAGCAGCCATTGGTTCAACATTGGCAACAGCAACATCAGCGCCAGAAGCACTAGGAAGATGTGAACCTTCTGCTGGAGCAGCACCAGCAGTTACAGCATTTTTCATTTCTGTAACAGTCTCCGCATCAATATTTTCTGATACGAATTCTTCAAATTTCTCGTTTAACGAATTAGCCATTAAGATTACCCCTACGGATACTTTGATTTTCTAATACTTATTTATTAATTTTATAAGTTAGAGAGCAGTCTCTCAAACGACTCAAGGATTTTATTCTCAAGTTGATTGCGTGAGACTCTTTCTAACTCTTCCTTAACTCTCTGGATTTCGGCTTCCTTAAAGGCACCGTTATCCCAGACCCACTCTTTTCCTTCCATGATTCCATTCACAAAAGCGTCAGGTGCGGAAGGATCTGCTACAATATCGGCAGCAGTTGTGAGCATAAAGTCATCACGAACATAGTTAGAACCACCTTTGGATTCCAGACTACCAACACCTCTGGATGAAACGCCAAGTTGAACACCTTCACGAAGAAGGTTCTTGGCAATCAAACCCATAGGAGTTTCAAGAAGTTTTGCCTTACCGATATAGTTTGAACCATCCTGGTAAAGTTCCACAATCTTATGCGATACTCTGTCGAGGTTGATGGTTGGACCATCGGGATGACCGAGTTCACCAAGAGCACGGGACTTCATAATATAATTTTCATTATAATTAGTCACCTCGCGCTGAAGAACAGGCATAGGATATACACGACCATTGCGATTCTTGATATCGCCCTGGAGGAACACTCCCTGGATATATGTATACTCCTTTCCATCCTTCTCTTCAGTGAGAAGTTGAATGTCATCAATGTGCTCTACGATTAGTTTCATTGTTCTTCCGTGGGTTCTGGTTTGGTGGTAGGTTCTTCAATCGGTTCTTCTGCTGATGCTTCAGGAACTTCAACCTCTGGTTCTTCCTCGGTGGGATTCATCAATTGCGAAGCATACTCTTTTTTATAAGCATCTAATTGCTCGGATGCTTTTTGATAAAGTAAATCAATCACTTCATCAGATGCTACAGAGTTTTCTCCGTTGACGATTTTATCAATCAATTCTTTAGTTACAGTCATAATAGTAAAATTGGTTTGTATATTATTTAGTTTTCAAGCTCTTTAGAAGTCTGTGCTTTCATTGGTGGTTTAGTTTTTGTATCTTTAGGTCCATTAGCTGGTGGTTTCGGTGCTAAAGGATCTTGCTCTACTGGCATCACAGGAACATCCATAAGTTCACCAGACTTCTTCTCCTTCTCAATCTGAATACGAATTTCTTCGATTTCAGATTCTTTCTGTTGTAAGATCTGACGCTTGATATAATCGTTTGAATAATAAACACCCATGAAAGGTTGCATTCTCTCAACAAGATTTAATCTTTCACCGATCATCTCAATTTCTTTGAGTTCTGTGAAATGGTTATCAAACAGGTAATCATATTGAATATGCTGTTCCATCATTTCCCAATCTTCTGTGGTGATAACACCTTTCAGAATTAATTGAGTCTTCAACATGTCATTGAAGAGATGTGAGAATTGCTTGCGGAGTCTTCCAACAAACTTGATGAACTTCAGTTCGTCGCGCAAGATTTCATTAGAACGACCTAAGCTAAATCCCTTTTCCTCGCCCACGCGAGATGGTGGGAGGTTAAGCGATTTATAAAGTTTCTTGAGGAAATACTCAACATCCTTGAGTTCGCCAAGGTTCTGAGCACCAGGAAGTGTGGTGATTTCTGTTCCTCTACCACCTTCACGGCGAGGTAACCAGAAATCTTCCAGCATACTCATGAATTTTTTGTCGTCACGAATCTCGCCAGTGTTAGCATCGTAGACTAACTTATTTCTGTAGCGAGACATAACCTCGCGGAGGTATTGCTCTGCCTTTACTTTAGGAAGATTGCCAACATCAATGTAGAAAATTCTACGCTCTGGGGCACGAGACATTCTATAGATAACCAGAGAATCTTCGATCATTCTCAGTTGGTTAACTGCCTTCAGTGATTTGTGGAGATAGGACAATGGAAGGTTGTTGTTCATATCCAACAAACCTGAGGTAACAAATGTAATAGCATCAGGAGCAATCTTGACTCCTAACTGATCATTGCCACCAATACTTATTGCTGAATTTGAATTTGAATTAAATACTCCTTTTGGATTGTAAAGATAGTACTCATTCACATTACCGTAATCTACTTTACCCCTTTCATCTGTTGCGGGTTTATCAGTTTTCCTGACCTCACGCATTTTCTTGATCTTCAGAGGATCAATATAGCGCAGTTCCTTGATACCCTCTGTTGGTTTCGTGAGATCAATTACTTTATGATAATACAGTCTGCCATCAATGTACCAACGCCTGAAAATGTGGTAGCATTTTTTGTCAAACTGAATCAGTCTTTTAACTTCTTTAAATTCTTCTCGAATTCTTTTCTTGATTGAGTCGCTTACTTCAAGATTAGAAAGTTCGATTTCTACAGGAGAATCATCACCATCAGCAACGATTGCCTCGTTGACAACTTCATCAATTGCGGAGTCTACTTCAGGGTGTAATGAGACTTCGCGATATTTGCGAATCATCTCAAACTCATTTTTTGAGACACCCTCAATATCAACATATTGACCGTAATAACCTCCAGCGGAGATCGTTACGGTCCCATCATCGTTATTAGGAGCAACAGGGGAGATTAACCTCTGCTGCTCCTTTTTCTTTTGATTATCTTTATCTAAAGAAAATCCAAATAACTCCGCCATTGTATAAGGTTAACTACAGTGTACTGTAGTTATTTATCAGATTGCGGAAGCGCCTACATCAGAAGTTTCCCACCAGTCATACTGGAACTCAACTGTATACTCAGCAACTGTGTTGTTGTTATCGTATGACAGATCGATTTGTGAAATGTTGCTTGGGAAAGCGTTGTTGAAAGTATAAGATCTAATGACGCTATGAGGATCACTCAGATCAGTACCAGAGTTTGTACCTCTCTTCAGTTGATCTACTTTCAGAGTAGCAGCATAGTTATCAGTATAACCAGCACCATCATCGTGCTTATTGAGGCGATCCATCCAACTCTCAAAGAATGCTCTGAGGGTAAGATCTTCATCAGCCATGACTGTAACAGTCCATGATTCGAATGTACGATCACCAGGAAGTTTGATGACTCTGCCTCTGAAGGGAACTTCTACAGTTCCAACCGTGCTGGCAGGAATGCCAGCAGAACGGCAGAGGAACGAAAACGCAGCATCTGTTCCTGTTACATCACTTGAACCAGCAGCACCTGTGATTGCTGAACCTAAAGTTGGTACGCTAACTTGGAATAAATTAGGGCGTAAACCATAACCAATCTTATCTTTGAATGAAGTTAAGTTTGCCATTGTTTGATTATCTCCTTATGTGTATTTATTTTCTAATCAAACTCTACCAACTACTTCGTCAAAGCTAACACCAGTGCGGGTAGCAACGAATGTCAGGGTGATGAAGTTAATCGAACGAGCGGGCTTGATGTAGATATCAGCAACAAATTCATTACGGTCAATAACATCAGCGGTGTTATTTGACTCATCAGCAACAACGAGGAAATCAGTCATGCCTCTTCTTGCCTGAATGTCACGCATGTAGTTATTTACCTGAGTGGTAAAGTTAGTGCGTGTGGTAACATCATTTAATTCAAACAGAACACTCTTCGAGAAATCTTTGATTGTTCTCTCAAGGATGAGGAACAGACGACGAACATTGATTCTGTCGAAAGCGGAAGGACTACGCAGAGCAGTCTTGTCTCCAAAGAGTACGATACCTTGACCAGGGAAAGAAACGATTGGGTTTACACGCTTAGCGTAAAGATCATCTCTCTGCTCTTGGTTGGGGTTGAAAGCAATCTTGATTGCGTTTCTCAGGTTACCTCTGTTGAAACCAGCAGGTGAGTACCAAGGTTCAGCAACCTCAGTGGTGTTAACACAAAGACCAGCCATGTCAGCGTTACATGGAATCCAGCGATAAGTATCGTTGAAACGGTCGTAGATGTACTTATAGTTGTTATCAAATACAGCGTAAGAAGAACTATCGCTGATTGACTCGAAGAAATCAACTACATTCTCTGCTTGAGCAGCAGCACTGGAAGCATCGCTACCGATAACATCAGATCTCTGAGGTGATACGAAAGCGATACAATCTTTTCTTGTGTTAGCAAGGTTGATCAGTGAATTTGCCTTAGCAAGAGTAGTTGGACCAGAGAGGATGTAATCGATAACCAGAGTTTCGGTATCGGTAAATACATCCAGATAGGTCTGAGTCTCGTTACCTACATTGTAGTTTTGGTAATCAGTACCACCAGACAGGGTGTATGATTTTGGACCATACAGTTTGAACTCATCTGCTGAAGATGAACCATCAGCAATATCAACAGCACCAGAAGCCTCATATACTGGAGCATCTTCGTATGCGGTTACATAAACATACTTAGAACGACCCTTGATTACATTTTTGAAGAAGTTTCCTTCACCTTCGGTAGTCTTGGCATCAGGTGCCTTGGATACATAAAGGATCTTTTCAAGAATTGAGTTTGAAGTTCCAGTAATTCCACCAGTTTTATCGATAACTACAAAGTGAACTTCATCCTTTGAACCACCTCTATCGGCAACATAAGGTGAAGTGTTAGGACGAGGAGCGATTGCGTTCCACTTGATCAGACCAGGAACAGCATACTGCTGATCATACCAAGTAGTAACTGAATCAACATTCTCACCACTTACAGTTCCGTTTTTAGCAAACTTAGCAGAACCAGCATCCAGAACTACAGCAACCTTTGTGGTGTCTGCTGTGTTGTCCTCATAAACCTTACCAACTGCTGTGCCATCAGTAATTGAATCTCCCTTGGAGAAAGCAACACCCGAAGCAAGAGTCAGGATTTGATCAGCGCCAGCGTCGATGCTTACGACCTGAAGAGCATTACCCCATGAACCTGGAGTCTTCGAAGCAAACTTATAAGTTTGTGAAGCACCTTCGAAGTTTGTTTCATAATCAGATTCATTTTCAATACTAACTGAAGCAACGCCACCTGAGTTTGCGTTTGTCAGGTATCCAGCAGCGTTGCTGCCAATTCTTGCTACCTGAAGATTACCACCGTAGTTAAGAAACTCGGAAGCAGTGAACCAATACTCATAGTTATCTGCGGTTGGCTTACCGAAAGTTTCTACAAGTTCTTTCTCTGTTGTGATTAATTTTGAGACGCCCACTTCGCCCTGTGTGAAAGGACCAGCGATAGCGCCTACATTGGTAATTGTTTCCTGGAGGCGTGAATTAGTAAAATCACGCTCCTGAACAATAATACCTGGCGATGTTTGAGATGCCATCTTTTACCCCTAAAGTTCAGATTTTATTCTGTGATTATTTATGAAATCCTTAGTTTCAAGTGGGGAAACGATGCGTGAACATACTACCAGTCAGGGTATTCCCATCTAGAGTTATCCTTCTTTCTTCTCTCAGTTATTCTCATTATAGTACATTCTTTACACTCATATGAATATGCTGATAGTGTTGTTCTACCTCTTCTAGTTCTATAAAAATCTGTAAGTAGATCTTTAACTTTTCCACAAGATCTACATTTCCTTTCTTTGAAAAGGAGATGCTCTAGTTCAAACTCCTCTTCAAAATCCATTAGAGATAAGACCCCATGTAGGTGAACTCTGACGACACATCACCATACTCATCAAGGAACCAACGATCTCCAGACTCATCTACAAAACTTTCTTCCCCTTCTAGACCATCGGAAATAAAACCAAATGGTGCCATGTCCTGCTCAATCTGATTCTTCTGCTCATCATAGATTCTCTGACGAACATCATTGTCAGTCATTTCTTTAAAGTAATCTTGTACTGCCAACCAGCAGAAGATTACCAGACACATCGCAAGGTCATCGTGGCAACCTTCTTCTGCCTCAAATGATTGATTCTTTTGGATGAATGTGGTAAGTTCACTAATAGTATCGTAGTCTGGAATCAAGAGTTTATCATCCTCAATAAAAGTCTTGAGGTTTAGGCAACCAATCTTCTTTACAGTTTTGGACATCTTCACACCCAACTGTGTTTTCTTTCCAGAGAATCCTGTACCAACAATCTGTCCAGCGCGACCCCTCATGGCACACATAAGAACATGGTCATACTCAAGATCAAAGTGAATCATTGATGCTACCTGATCACCGATGTCATTGACCTCCGTTAGGATGTATGCTTTATTATATGCTTTTGCTATGTCAGTGATGACACTAGGAAACATGATCGGTTTGATCTCGTTATTTTTATATCTTGCTACTAATTTGTACGGAAATTTTGTAATGTCAAAAACCAGAAAAGCACTGTAATCGCTGCCAACGCCACGGGCAACATCCACAGTAACAATATAGTCGTGATCTTTTTGTGGGTTTTCATATACTACCAAACCTTTATTATTATCAGTAATAGGATCTTCATAGACCATTGTACGCAGTTTGCTAGCAGCAATAAGCGTATCAACTGATCCAAGAAATTCACACTCAAACTCTTGTGTGAACTGTCGTAGTGATGTGTTAGCAATTGTTTGTTCCTTCCACTTAGCATCTCTACCAGGAACTTGAGACCAGTGGACTTCTGTGGTGATGTATTCATTCTTTCCCCTCTCAGCATCATGCCAAAGTTTGTAGAACATGTTCATCCCGTTTGGTGTGGAGATGATAATTACCTTTGTAGATTTACCAGATGAAATGGTAGGATATACAGAGGAGAAAAACTGTTCAGCAATATGAGTCGGAACGAACGCAAATTCGTCCAAGAAGATGATGTTGAATGACATACCTCGGACAGCAGAACTGGAGGTCGATGCTGCCATAATCTTTGAACCATTCTCTAGTTCAAGAGAACCTTTGTTCCATGATACGATACCTTGCTGCATCCACTTGGGAAGATTTTCATATGCCAACTGTAACCTACCAAGAAGTTCCCTGGAGGTTGAGAGTTTGTTTGCTAGAATACCAATATTAACATTGTCATTGAAGATAGCATAATGTAGCAGATAAGATACCACTGTGGTACTCTTACCTGTCTGTCTAGGTAGTTTCGCAATATTAAATCGGTTCGCATGGAATCGATGAATCATGTTCTCCTGGAAGTCCCACATTTTAAATGGAACGAGACCTTCATCCAGCGAAACAATTTTGATGTAATTTTTTGTAAAGTATACGGGATCTTCCTTACACTTCAACCATTCTTCAATTTGTTCTTGTGTAAATTGAATCTGGACATTCGCCGCTTTGAGATTTGGCGAACCTTTATATATTTGATTCTGTGACATGAATTAGCAATTCCAGGCTCTTAATGATTTATTGATTCTTGAATCGGGATCCTTAGCAGTTTTCTTGGAGGTTAGTTTCTTTTTCATACCTTTCATTCTAGCGCAGAAGGATGCCCTCCTGGGATTTCCAACCTTTTTGCTAGGTGCTTTGAGGTCAGATCCTGGATTTTCCTTCTCGTAAGACTTTCTGCCTTTCTCGTTGAGTCCTCCAGATTTGTTTTGACCAGATTTTCTGGTCCATGCTGCTCCTTCATCTAATTCTTTGTTGGGAACATCCAAGGACTCATTCACGCCGCTGTCCATATAGTCAGCAACAGTATCAAGGTAATCCGTGGCGCGGGTTAATTTAGATTGAACCCATGCTTCTAAATTACCTTCGCCTTGGATATGCTTATTTATTCTTTCGATAGCCGCTACAGCAATTGCCATTTCCCTGCGAACCATTTCATGCTCGTAATCTTCTTTAAGATGACTGCGGAATTCTTTGAAAGTTTTCATCTTACTGCTCTGTTAGTATTAATAAATCGAATGCTGCTGTATAACGACCGTTGTTTGATCTGGTTGTAATCCTTAAATCGATATCAGATTTCTCTGGGATGCGGATTGGGAATGAGAAGTCATAATCATATTGACCACCAGCACCAGCAACCTCAAATGAATGGGCAATCCTAAATGCTGTTTCGTTTTCATATCTAACAAACATGTGACCGCTACCATCAGCAGAAGATTGAGCGGTACAAACACCTCTGTATAGATAACCAGTTTTACCAGCAGGGATTGTGTAGATTGCCATAAGAGTTTGACCCTTGGTGGCAGTAATTTTCAATACATCAACACCACCTTTAGTGAAGGTAATATCACCAACATTATTCTCACCAGTTGAGATGTATGCTCTAAACACACGGCGGAACTCTGTGGTGCCTGCTACAGTTGCTGTGCTGGATAATGTGATAGTGTCAGACACTTCGTTGAAGTCATTATCCAATCCAAGAATTGTCACAACCTTTCCATTATCGGAAGCATCAGCAATAGCAGCGGTGATTACACCAGCAGTGCTCCATGATGCCCATGGATAAACGGTATCGTTCTTATCCCAGACGGTTCCAGTTTGACTTTGTGACATTGCTGGCACAGCACCAAACTTATGAACGGTTGAAGCACCACGGACTTTACCCATGGCGACATTCAATCTAAAGTTATCGTCCCAGTGAAATGTTGCTGCCATGATTAGTTCTTATATGCTACTGATGTTGCCCAGACAGAAGCAGAAGATCCTGTAGTGGCATTTAAAGTTTCCGATGCTAATTTTTCAATTAAAACACGCTCACCTGCTGCGATATAAATTTCATTACCATTGCTGTTGGCAATGAGACATGCTGTTGTATTTGTATTAACTACAGAAACTAAAGTTGCTGATGATACATTATCTGCTGCTGCGTCAATATCAACAGCAGTTGACAGAGGTTTGATAATCATTTTCTTTTTTATTTCTATTTATCTTGAATGTTCTTTGAAGCATTCTTCAACATCTTCGCAAGATCGGCAGTGGATCCAACAAACATGGTATTATTCACAGTAG